ATCTTTTGCAGTAGGTTTTTCTACAACAGCTAATGGTAATGTTGCTACAGCAATGGGAAATTCAACAGTAGCGAGTGGTGTTTCGTCTACCGCAATGGGGCTTTATTCAGTAGCAAGTGGGGTTGCATCTACAGCAACAGGTTATGATACCGAAGCAAGCGGTGCTAACTCTACAGCAATGGGAAAAGAAACGACAGCTAGTGGTCTAAATTCTTTTGCTACAGGTGGTTCAACTACCGCATCGGGAGATTATTCTACCGCATCGGGTAGAAGTACATTATCAAGCGGTAGCCACTCTTTTGCAGCAGGTTTTTCTACTATAGCAAGTGGAGAGTCTTCTACAGCTATGGGTGTTAACTCTACAGCAAGCGGCGATAAATCAGTATCAATAGGCGATAACACTATAGCTAACTCGTTTTCAGAAATAGCGATAGGTAGAAATCCTGTAGCAAAAACAGGTAATGCAACAATATGGGTTGCAACGGATAGGTTATTTAGTATTGGTAACGGGGCGTCAGCAAGTTCGCAAAGTATGGCTTTAGAAATATTAAAAAATGGTATAACTGTTTTACCTGCAGTAGTTTCGTTAAACTTTGCAGACGATACAGCAGCCGCTACAGGTGGTGTGCCTGTTGGTGGTTTATACCATACATCGGGTGCTATAAAAATAAGACTAACATAAAAAAATTTAGTATATTTACAGCTAACTTTAAAAATATTTAAAATGTCTAAAATCACAGAGGTAGAATTAAAAAATTTACAAGAACAGGAGCAAAAAAAGGGTGCGATTTTGCACGACTTGGGATTACTACAAACTCAAACACATAGTTTAAATCACTATTACGTTGAATTAATGGTAGAACAAGAAAAATCTAAAAAGGGACTTGAAGAAATTTACGGTGAAATAAACATAAATCTTAAAGACGGTTCTTTTGAATTAATCAATAAAGATGAAAAAAATAAGTAAGCATATTTCTTTTAAGGAAGCAACTCATTCAAATTACGCCAAACAATATGGCATAGCAAATAAGCCTAAACCTGAACATATTGAAAATATGAAGTTATTGGCTGAAAAGGTTTTTGAGCCGTTAAGAGAGTGGGTTGCAGCCCCTATAAGGGTTAACAGTATGTTTAGAAGTAAAGAGTTAAATACGGCTTTAAAAGGCAGTCATACATCAAGTCATTTAAAGGGCAAAGCAATTGATATTACATCTATTGATGGAGCGAGTAATTTAGAGATGTTTCACTACATAAAAGATAATTTAGATTTCGACCAACTTATTTGGGAGTATGGAACAGAGCCTAAATGGCTTCACGTTTCTTACGAAAATGAAAAAGATAACAGAAATCAAATTTTAGTTATTAAAAAAAGAGGTGTTTATTATACATATTCTGAATGTAAAACTTGTTAAAATGGCTAACGATTATAAAACTTTAATTTTAAATGCAGGAACATTTACACTTTCAATGACAAATATTGATGTATTTTTAAAAATTATTTTACTAAGTGTATCAATTTTATATACTGTGCATAAATGGTATTTATTAAATGAAAACAAAAAAGAATAATGAAAAAAAAATTTTCTGAAACTAAGGTTGGTAAATTCCTGAAAAGCATTGGCTCAGGAATATTTGGTACCGTTGGAGATATATTACCTAATGACGGATTATTAGGTGTTTTAAAGGGCTTGATTACAAATGGTAACACATTAAGTGAAGAAGATAAGAAAATGGCTCTAAAGTACCTAGAAATGGATATAGCAGAGATGCAAGAGGTTTCTAAAAGGTGGGCTTCAGATATGACGTCAGACAGTTGGCTTTCTAAAAACGTAAGACCATTGACATTAATCTTTTTTTCGATTGCTTATGTAGTGGGTTGGTTTTTAAATTACTCTTTAGAAAATATTACGGGGTTGCTTTCCTTAATTGTTGGGGCTTATTTTGGTTCTAGAGGTTTGGAAAAATTTAAAAGTATTCAGAACAAAAAAAATTAAAATCCCAAAGTCATTATTTTTAGTTATATTTTTAGTTTTATATTTAGATATATTTTTTGATATATTTCTAATAATTCAAGTAATTAAAAAGTTCGAAGTTATTACTTTTTTTTAAAACAAAAAAATTAAATGGCAAAAAAGAAACTTACAAGAAGTAAAATAGTTAAAAAACTAGATACAATTTTTAGTCAGTATATAAGACTGAAAGATTCTAACAATGAGGTATCAACCTGCTTCACCTGCGGAAAACAGGACCATTGGAAAAAGCTACAAAACGGACACTTTCAATCACGAAGACATTATTCGACTAGATGGGACGAAACAAATTGTCAAGTACAATGTGCGGGCTGCAATGTATTCAAATACGGGGAGCAATATATATTCAGTAAAAACTTAGATTCTAAATTTGGCGAGGGTACAGCTCAGGAACTACATATTCAAGCTCAACAGATAGTGAAGTTTTCGGATGAAGATTTAAAAGAAATGATAAAAAATTACGAAAAACTTGTACAGCAATTAATTTAATCTTACATTTGTAGTGTTCTGTTTTTAATTACTAAGAGAGGGTTTGCATCAGCATTCCCTTTTTTTTTGTTTTTTTTTCACTTTTAGCTTGTGGTTATCAACTAAAGTGTTTATATTTGTGTATAATTAATAATTAAAATAGAACAAAATGAATATTACTCAAAGAATCAACACGCCAAGTTACACAAAGCAAGAAAAGAAAAATGCAAAAAAAATGCATCAATATTTTCGATATGAAAAATTAATGAAACAAGCGAGAAGTAATAAAGAAGATTATTTAGATTGTTTAGCAAAAAATCCTGAAAAGTTAAATTACAAAAATAGAATTGCTTTGGCTGATTTGATAGTAATATTTCACCAAGATGCTTTAAAATATTGGAATAAAGCAGAAGCGTTAAGAAATGAATACCCTTTTCTTAATGAAATGATTAAATTAAAAAAATAATGGAAAATTTAATCGAAAAAAGAGAAAAAATTGCTTACAGATTAAGGTATGCAAATAGACAAGGTTGGGCAACTGAATTATTAGAAAAAGAATTTGAAGATATTAAAAACGAAATTATCAATAATAATTAAAACAGAACAAAAATGGAAACACAGGACATCACTTTACAGAAAGAAATTAAGAGTTTAGAAGAAGCATTGCATTTTGCAGTTTATAATGGAGACGCATTTGAACAAATGTCTTTACATAAAAAATTAGAGATTGCTAAATCAACATTATTAAACATCAAGTAATGGAGACAGAAAAATCACTTATAGAAAATTACGAAAATAGAGTAAATGCACTATTAACCAAAATTGATTTTTTGGAGGCACAATTAGAAGTATCAAAAGAATTTTATTTTAACAATTAAATATATAAATTATGAACAGAGACAAATTATTAGACCTTTACAAAAAGTATGATTTATCAAAAGATGACGTATTTAAGCATCAGCATTATGTAATTATTACAAGACAAGGAATTGACAAGATTCAGGGGGTTGAACAAATCGAAATTAAATACGAGGTAATTAAATGCGAATCTAGTTTTGCGGTATTTAAAGCAATTGCATCAAAAGGTGAAAAAAGAATTGAAACATTCGGTTCAGCATTAAAAGCACCAAATTATAAAGACGGAAATTGTAATAGTTGGTACGTTGCTGAAATGGCTGAAAAAAGAGCAATGAGCAGAGCAGTTTTAAAATTAACAGGATTCTATGAGCTAGGAGTTTTTGGCGAAGATGAATCAGATAGCTTTAAAAAATGATTGAATCAATAGGATGGTTTGCGGTAGCAATATTTACAATATATATTTCAAAAATAATAGCAAGAAAATTGTTTCCTGAAGATTGGAGAAATGACGATGATTTTTGGATGAAGTAGGTAAAAATTACCTTCGTAATTAGAACAAGAGTAAATAATTAAAAATAAATATTAACTAAATTAAATTTAAAATTATGAGTACATTAATCAATGCAAGTATTAGAGTTGACAGATTACCAAAAGAGAAATTCATCAAAGGAAAAGATGGAGCAGTTTATTACAACCTTACTATTTCAGTTCAAGACGATACGAGATATGGTAATAATGTTGCCTTTACAGATTCACAGACTAAAGAAGAAAGGGACGCTAAAGTCGCTAAAACTTACTTAGGTAACGGAAAGGTTGTTTGGACAGACGGAGTTGTTAAATTGGCTGAAAAAGAGGTTAAAGAACAAGTGCTTGTTGGTGCAACCGAAGATGACGATATGCCATTTTAGTGAAAATTCAGGGGGCTTAAAAACCCCCTTTTTTTTATTAATTAGTAAAACAGACAATCCCTATTAAAACAAAACAAATGACAGAACAAGAAACAGAACATAATATGCTAATGCAGTTAATTGAAAAAGACTGTTATGTAGGTATAAAAGAAAAAATAGAATACCCACCCGTTTGCCTTTCAATGGGCGAAAAGGTTTTAAAATCTGACAAAGGAGATACAATATTACCAATACCGATTGGAACTTACGGTAATTTATCAGTTGTTACTGCTCCACCAAAAACAAAGAAAACATTTTTTATCTCACTATTAGCTTCGGTTTATTTAAGTGGCGATAATATTTATGGCGGTAAAATCAAAGGTCACAGAGGCGATGGTAGTTTAGTCCATTTTGATACAGAGCAAGGGCTTTGGCATTGTCAAAAGGTGTTTAAAAGGCTGTACGATATGGATTCTACAATAGATTCAGAAAAATATCATACCTTTGGCTTAAGGTCTATTAATTATAAAACAAGGATTGAGTTTATAGAATATTATTTATCACAAAAAATTAACAGACCATCATTGGTTATTATAGACGGTATTGCAGATTTGTGCTCAGATGCAAATAATATACAAGAATCAAATGAAGTTGTGCAGAAATTAATGGAATGGAGCGCAAAATATAAGGTGCATATAATTAATGTAATACACCAAAATTTCGGAAGCACAAAATTAGGTACAGGACATTTAGGTTCGTTTTTAGAAAAGAAAGCGGAAACAGTTATAAGTTTAGAGGCTAATACAGTAAACAAAGAATGGGTAACTGTAAGATGTGGACGAAGCAGAGGTTATGCTTTTGAAAAATTTAGTTTTGAAGTAAACGAAAGAGGCTTACCGATAGTTGTAGGCAATTTGTACGACCCACTTGAATAGTTATGAAAAATAAGATAATATTGATTGCGGAAAAAAATGAAATTTGGATTGACATAGTGCAGTCATTTGGTTGTACTAAGGAGACCGCAGAAGATATTGTGCAGGAAATGTATATAAAAATACAGAAAACACTTAAAAACGGTGTTGCTGTTGATATTATGTACAATGGTGAAGAAATCAATTACTATTATATATTTAAATGTTTAAATTCTATTTTCATAGATTTAAAAAGGCGAGAAAAAAACAGAACAATGGTATCAATAGAGGATTACGAAAAATTAGGTGTGAAATGGGGCTTAGACCTTGAGGTTGATTTTGAACAAGCATATAGTAAAATGCAGATTGAACTTAAAAAAATGTATTGGTACGACAGAAAAGTTTTTGAAATAATAAATTCAGGTGAAAGTATTGCAGAATTATCTAGACAATCAGACATTCCGTATTATTCACTTTATAATACATATCATAAAGTAAAGGATAAACTAAAAAAAATTTACAATGAGATTTGAAAGCAGTAATGATATACAAAGAGAACAGAAAGCAATAAGATTGTTTACAGAACAGTTTAATGGCGGATTTATTAAGTTGGGCGAGAATGATGTAGATTTTACAATAGTCACTAAGGACGGTACTGTAATCGCTTATGCAGAGGTTAAAGGTAGGAATAGAAAAATAAAAGATGCATTCCCTTTACCCGTTGCTGCTCGTAAAGTGGTTAAACTAATGGACAAGTGTAAAGAGGTAGAACCCGTTATGATTTGGGCTTGTTTGGATGGAATTATATACGGAAAGATTAAACAGCTTGGAGGCGTCTTAAAAATAGGTGGCAGGAAACCAAGAGAACACGCTTCAAACGATATTGAAGCAATGGTTTATTATTATGAAACAGCAGATTTAAAAAAAATAACATATTAAAAAAATAAAAAATGGCAACAATTATGAGAAACATACAAGGTGGTATTGAAACATTAAAAGAAATATCAGGTAACTTTTTAGAAGAAATTAAAACGGAAATACCAAAAGACAAAATTGTAGAAGATTTAAAACGAGAATTTGACATACGTAGCTGTATTGGTATTAATAAATACAAAACAACTCTACAAGACAATAATTCAGATGACTTTTTACAACATCTAAAGGAGGAATTAATGGATGCAGCATTGTATATTCAAAAAATTCAATCTCAAAACTTAAATAAATAATTATGAAATTAGGAGACATTATTTTTTATATAACAAAATATACGGGTATCAAATGGATGGTTGACAAATATCATAAATACAAAGGAACGAAATGCAAATGCCCTGAAAGACGAGAGGCTTTAAATAACATAAAAATTCAAAGATGGTAACAGATAATAAATTTGACGAATATGATTACAAAGATTGGGGCTTTTTCAGAATGGGTACAAACGATGTCATATCCGCAGCAGAATTTGAGTTGGTGTGCCAATTACACTCAAAATATCACCAACACGGTTATTACAAACCTTGTACCTGCAACCCAAAAATAATAAGACAATGGATTAAAGATTTAAACGTTATCTTTGAGAATGGGAATAAGTAAAATAAAGAAGTTAGAACAGGCGGTTGTTACAGTATTGAATTTTGATGGTTGGGATTTAAAAATTCCTGAAGATAATTTTTCAAGATATGATGCCTATGGCACAACTCCAAAAGGTAAAAAGTGCGTAATTGAAATGAAATTCAGAAATAAGCATTACGAAGATAAAATGCTTGAAAAAGATAAATACGATGCATTGATGGCTTTAGACGATGACATTGTAAAAATTTATTTTGTAGCAGATACGAAAGGAAACTTTATGTATTGGCTAAATACTTTAAAGATGCCTGAAACGGTTAAAAAATATTGCCCTGACACTACAATGTGGACAAAGAAAAGGTTGCTTAAAGATGTTTATTTACTTCAGGAAAAATATGCAAGTGTAATTAATTTCAATAAAAATTAAAAAAATCTTATAAAATACTTTGTGGATAACTTTATTTGTTTTATATTTGAATGTTGGCAATTAAGTCACACTTTAAAAATAGAATATTTTGGAAAATTTAAAAGAATTATTAGGAATTTTAAAAGTAGGTGGTACATTAACTTTTACACACAAAAGCTCATTAGGATTAGGAGACCCTGAATTGTATGTAATTAGAAAATTTAATGAAGGTTCAGGCGAAAGGGGTGCTATTGATTCAGGTTTTTCAGTTTGTAGATATGATAACTCAGAGGGAGCGATGAATACTAGGTCAATTTCAAGGGGTTACTTAAACCTTTACACTTTTGATATGTTTGATAATCTAATCACCACAAGAATAATTGTAAGGGATATGACATTGGTTGCAGTAGATGTTGAAGAATAATAATAATCAGGGGTTTAAAAGCCCCTTTTAAAAACAGAACATTATGTTAGAAAAGTATAAACAAAATTTAAGAATAGACGGAGACAAAGTTTGGAGTTATACAACTCACGTTGCAACAATTTCAGGTTCAAAATTATTTCAACTAGGTTATTGGAGTATGACTACTCAAAAGCATATCAACTATGTTGCAAATCAATTAGATTTAGACCTAGTAAAATAATGAGAGGCAATTATAATATGCGGATTTCTGAAATGAAAACGGGCGGATTAAAAATTAGAATTGAAAACCTAAAAACAGAAAAAGTTGCAGTATTTGAGGCAAGTAAAAAAGCAATATTAAATGGAAAATTATTTTTTTGGAAATTTAGTTTTGCTATAAATAAAACCCTAGCCTAATGAAAATAAATGATGCATTATGGAGCGAGGTTAAAAAAAGAATAGAAAAACATATTCAGGACGATGAAAATATTACTGATGTGAATATAAAATTAAACATCAAAGAATCAATAGAAAGGAATTATTTACAAATCAATTTAACAATTTAAAACAGAACAAATGAGAAACAGAATTATATTAAAAGATGACATAAGCATATTAGGTGACAGGACTGTAAGCGGATTTAACTTTGATTGGGATGCAGAAGATATGGAATACAGTTGCAGGGGGACGGTTTACTATGATGATGACCACGATGAAATGTGCGACCCAAGATTAGAGGATGCAGCAATGGAACTAGAAAACCAATTAGAAGACAGAGGTTTTATTACAAGTTACGAGGCAGGCGAAAAGGGATGGGTTTATATTAGAATACACGATTAATGGAAACACAAAGAAAAAAGATTTTAGAAGCAAAAGAGTTTTTAGAATCACAAGGATATTCCGCAATGTTTTTATGGCATACAGATGACGTTTGCAATAATTATGATGTAGACCAAGACGAGGCTTTAAATATCTTAGAAGATGCATTGCAGTCAGGATATATAACCTCACAGATTTTTGAAGCAATTGATGTTATAGCAGAAATAAATGGACATAAACCTAAAAATGAATAAAATGAATTTACAAGAACAATCAGAACAAGAAAGAATAATTCAGAACACAAAAGAATTAAACGAAAGAATAGACCACTTAGAAAAAAGGTTACACGATGCATTACATCATACATACGTTGGAGAAACTTATGATTTATATGCAATGAATGGAGAATTACATATTACTTATCGGGGTGGAGAAAGAGAACTGACAATGTGTACTGAATCCCTTTTTAAGGACTTACCTTTCATTATTGACCAAGTTTGTAAGGAACAGAAGAAGATGAATAAAATGTACCTTAAACAGATTAAAAATACCTTAAAATAATGATTTTACTTGTAGATGCAGACAGCTTGATATTTGCAAGTTGTTATAAAAAAAGGGAAACCCCTGAAGATGAAAAATATTATACAGATATATTAGATTCAAAAAAGAAATTTTACAATCAATATATGCAAATAATTAATCATTTAGAAACAATGTACCCCATTGACAGGGTGATAACGTTTAGCGGTTCTTTAGGGAACTTTAGGAAGCTAATAACTAAGAAGTATAAAGCTAACAGAAGTGATGACCTTAGACCTCCGCTTTTAGGTGAAATGCATCAACACGTAAAAGAACATTACGATAGTGTTTTTGGCTATGGAATTGAAACTGACGATATGGTTGCAAGATATTGGAAACAACTTTCTACCGAGTTTGGCAGAAATGACGTAATGATTGTTTCGATTGATAAAGACTATAAACAGTTTCCTTGTTTGATGTATAATTACCATTATAAACATAAAGAAGTTTTAGACATTTCAGAAGACGAGGCAAGATATAATTTCTATGAGCAAATGATTGCAGGAGACACAGCAGATAATGTAAATTATTTTAAAGGTAAAGGTAAAAAATTTGCTGAAAAATACTTTGCAGACTGTCATTCTGAATATTCATATACCAAAAAATTATATCAATTATTTAAAGAAAAATACAAATCAAAAGCAAAAGAAAAATATTCTGAATGCTATAATTTATTGAAACTAAGAACTGATTAAAATGATAAACATAAGACCTGAAGAAATAGTAAGAAAAATAACAAACTTATCAGGGTACGACCCCTATGAGAATACGAGAAAAAGAAACCAAGTAGAAGTTAGGGCTTTGGCTTGTTATCTAATGAGAGAAAAGCTAAATATGAGGTGGACGAATATTACTAAAGTTTTTGAAGATAATGGCAAACAGATGCATCACGCTTCTGCTATCCATTTGGTAAAGAACTATAAATTCTATAAATTAGCAAATAAAGATTTACAAAAATATGAAGATTCTTTTAATTTTTTACAGGGATTGGATTACGAAGAAGTAAATAGGATAAGCTATTTAGAAGATAAACTATCAGAATTGCAAGATAAATATGACACGCTTGAAGAAAATTTACAACATCCATTAGTGAAATTGGTTTCAGATATTACAGATGAAAAAAACAAGTGGGAATTAGCAGACCAAATTGTAATTGTAAAAAAATCGTGGGCTTGGAAAAATAAAACTAATTTAAACGTTATATAGATATGAAGATTGAAAAGGTAAAAATAAATAGCATCACAGAAAACCCTGATAACCCTAGAACAATAAAAGGTGAAAAATTTAACAAATTAGTTAAGAGTATAAAAGACTTTCCTGAAATGTTAAAAATTAGACCAATTGTTGTAAATGATGACAATGTGATACTTGGCGGAAATATGAGATATAAGGCGAGTATTCGAGCAGGTTTAAGTGAAGTCCATATTATTAGAGCAAGTGGCTTGACAGATGAGCAACAGAAGGAATTTATAGCAAAGGACAATGTAGGTTTTGGCGAATGGGATTGGGATGTTTTAGCTAATGAATGGGATGTAGAAAAGCTTGAAGATTGGGGTATTGAAGTACCATCTTTAAATGATTTTATGGATGAACACGAACCTGAAATAGAATTTAGCGAGTTTTTAGATGAAAGCAATAACTATGTGGTTTTGTTCTTTAAAAATGATATTGATTGGCTACAAGCGCAAACTCATTTTAGTTTAAAATCAGTAAGCTCTAAACGTTCAAACGGAAAGGCTTGGAGTAAAGGAATCGGACGAGTAATTAATGGAGCAGAATATTTAAACAAAAAATAATGCAAAATAATTTAAAAGAAGTTAGGGAACGTATTTATTTTAATAAATCAACATTAAAAGATATTGAATTTGATATTTTAAACAGGCGACATATTGAAAGATATGCTTTAATTAGACAGTATTTGTATGGTGATGTTTTAGATGTGAGTTGTGGCTCAGGATATGGCTCTTATTTAGTTTCTAATAACCCTGACATAAATAGTGTGCTAGGTTTGGATATAAGCAAAGAAGGTATTGATTGGGCTAAAGCTAATTTTGAAACTGAAAAGGTAAAATTCCTGCAAAAGAGAATTGAAGACCATACAAGTAAAGCAGATGTTTTAGTAAGTATTGAAACAATTGAACATTTAGAAAATCCGCATATATTAAATGATTTAGCAGAAAGGTGTCAGGTTGACCAAATAATTGTTTCTTACCCAAGTAAAAAAACAACTCATTATAATTCATTTCATTTTAGTGATTTTATAGATGACGAAATTATTAGAATATTCTCAAATTTTAAACTTGTGGATGTTATAGATTTACACAGAGAATGTAGAATTTTAAAATTACAAAGATATGATTCAAGTTTATAGCCCAAGTTACAAAAGAGCAGGTATTTGCAAAACTCATAAATATCTGCCCTTTATAACCTATGTGGTTATGGAAAGCGAAGCAGAAGATTACAAAAAAGTTCACGATAAAATTTGGGTAATACCTGATGAGGTACAAGGAAATTTAGCAAGAGTTTGGAACTACATAAAGGACAATTCTGAATCTAAAAATATAGTCACAATAGATGACGACATAAAATATATAGGCAGATGGAATGGTGAAAAACAAAACAAATTAGATGCGGACGGGGTTTTAAGCCTAATACAAGAGGGTTTCCAATTAGCTGAAGATTTGGATGTTAAATATTGGGGACTAAATTGTTTAATGGATAAGGGCTCATATAGGGAATATACTCCATTTGGAACTGTATCTTACATAGGTGGACCATTTCAAGCACACGCAGATAATGATTTACGATACGATGAAGAAATACCTTTAAAAGAAGATTACGATATGACGTTGCAAATATTGAGTAAATACAGAAAAAATCTTAGATTAAATATGTACCATTATGTTTGTGAACAAGCAACAATAGTTGGCGGATGTGCTGATTACAGAAATGTAGATAAAGAAAAAGAAATGAATATTTTGTTGCAAAAAAAATGGGGTTCTAAAATAATAAAACAAGATAATAGTCAAAAGAAAAATAGCAGGAAAAGAAAATACGATTTTAACCCAATATTAAAAGTACCAATAAAAGGCATCTAAATGGAATCTAAAATAATATTAACTTCAATAAATGGAAAAGATGCTTACAAGAAAGGAGTTGACGGTTACTGTTATACATTTAATAAAAACGAAAAAAGTAGAATAAAAGCATATGATAATGCTAATAAATCTTACATAAGCAATGGACGAAAGTAGACACATAAAAAAGGAATCATTATTAAAATCATTAGAGCAGAGTTTGGGTATTGTGACGGTAGCTTGTAAGAAAGCAAACATACCTAGAAGTACGTATTATAAATGGCTAAAAGAAGATGAGGCATTCGCTATTGAAGTTAAGGATATTGAAAACATTGCTTTAGATTTTGCAGAGTCACAATTGCATAAACAGATTGGTGCGGATAACACAAGTGCTACCATATTCTATTTAAAGACTAAAGGTAAAAATAGGGGGTACATTGAAAGGCAAGAGATAACAGGTGCTGATGGTATGCCTACTAATTTTCAAATTGAAATAATTGGAGCAACTAAAGATAAAGACTAATATAGTTTACGACCATTTATTAAGAACAGATAAAAAAATTGTAGTTGAGCAAGGCGGAACAAGGTCAGGCAAAACTTACAATATTTTGTTGTGGATTATATTCGAGTACTGTACACGTAATGAAAATAAGATTGTAACGATTTGTAGAAAGTCATTCCCATCACTTAGGGCAACTGTTATGAGAGATTTTATTAGCATATTACAAGGACAGAATATGTACAAAGAAAGTAATCATAACAAGTCTAATTCTGAATATTATCTATTTGGAAACCTGATTGAATTTATTTCACTTGACCAACCTCAAAAGGTCAGGGGACGGAAAAGGGATTTACTATTTGTGAATGAAGGAAACGAATTGTATTACGAAGATATGCAACAATTACTCTTTAGAACTCAAGACAGGGTAATATTAGACTTTAATCCATCAGACGAATACCATTGGATATACGATAAACTAATTACAAGGGCTGACTGTGTTTTTCATAAAACAACTTATTTAGACAATCCTTTTATTGAACAAACTATTATTGATGAAATAGAAAGACTAAAAGATACAGATGAACAGTATTGGCAAATCTATGGACTAGGTGAAAGGGCTTCAAGTAAGTCTACAATCTTCAATTATACAGAAGTCAACCAAATCCCTATTGAAGCAAATTTAGTGGCATACGGAATGGATTTCGGTTACACGAATGACCCGAGCACTTTGGTTTCAGTTTATATTTGGGATTATAACCTTTATGTGAAGGAGCATCTTTACAGAACTCAAATGACAACTCAAGACATAAACACGTTTCTAAGGGACGAAGAACTTGAAAGTAACCCAATATATGCTGATAGTGCAGAACCTCGCTTAATCGAAGAATTAAGACGTATGGGACATAATGTATTCTCAAGTGTAAAAG